ACAAGATTACTTAACTTCGCAGAACACAAGTCTGGCATGTTTGGCGACAGATACTTCTTTCAAACGGCAAATACTGACACATGCTTCGAAGTTCATGCAAAACTTCGTGATAAATACACAACAGCATTGACAGAACGCGAATATACAGGCTCGCACAACAAAGGCATGTTTCTCGATATCTTTCCACTCGACAATGCGCCAGCGTTGTCGCAAGTTCGTGAAGATATCGCAGGTTTTGTCAAAACTATCACAAAACACACAGGTCAAGACATTGTGATGACAAAGCCTGAATACTTCGATATTCTTAACGAAGTTTTGACAGATATTCATCATCGGCATGAAAGTTCAGAGTACATTGCAAATATGGCGTTTTGGCGATACGATAGAAACCTCATCATCTTGAAAAAGTCGTGGTACGAAAAAACTGTTGCAATGCCGTTTGAAGACATGATGGTGCCTGTGCCGTACATGATGGAGCAAGTGTTGAGCACTTGGTATGGCGGGTCATGGGAAACGCCTCAAAAAGTCAACAACTATCATCGAGGTTACGTCGACCCGTTCACATCATACAAAGAATACGATGGACTCACAAAAGAAGAGTTCGAGTATCTCATAAAATAATTTGCAAAATTGTTTAAAGAACGGCTTAAAATAGTTTACTTTTCGAACAATTTGTAATATAATAAATATGAGATAAGTAAGGAGAACTAACTATGAAGTTCAAAAAATTTAGAGAGGACGTCAAGATTCCGGCAAAGTCGCATTTACCTGATGTCGGATTAGATTTGTTTATGCCTGACGCATTTGATATTGAGCCATTTGAAACAAAAACAATCGGACTTGGCTTAGGCGTTGCAATTCCTGAAGGTTTTGCAGGAATGCTTATACCTCGTTCTTCAATCGCCGCAAAAGGGCTTATTATTCAAACGTCGATAATTGACCCAGATTATACGGGTGAGTTTCATGTCATTATAACAAACTGCTCAAATAAAACGCAACATGTTGAACGTGAACAACGTTTATGTTCACTTGTAATGTTTAATGCCCTCAATGCTCGTGTTGAAATTGTTGAGAATTTTACACAAACAGATCGTGGAAACAATGGACTTGGGAGTAGTGGAATATGAGACGAAATATTATCATTTTTGACTTTGAGGCTTTCAAATATGATACACTTCTTGGAGCAATAGTTTTACGAGATGATACTACAGAGGTATTTCAAACATGGAATTTGACAGAAATGATTGAATTCTATAATGCAAATAAGCAAAGTATTTGGATCGGCCATAACAATTCATTCTACGACAATTACATCTTGCAAGAGGTTGTTCATGGACGTAATTCAGTTGCCATTAAAAAGAAATCGAATGAGCTCATTCAACATTCTCGTAAGTCGTATCTTGACATCGATCTTTATTGGTATGACTTAATGGCACAACACATGGTTGGTTTGAAAACTGTTGAATGCACGGTTGGTAAGGATATTTCAACATCAGAAGTTGACTTTACTATAACTCGACCTTTGACAGATGAAGAGAAAGCTAAAACCGAGTCGTATAATAGAGACGACCTTAACCAAACGCTTGATGATTTTTATAATACTTTATCTGAATTTACGTTAAGACTTGACATCATCAATGAGTTCAAGCTTCCGCTTGATGCATTACATGCGACAGGAACGCAAGTTGCAGAGATGGTTCTTCATGCAGAAAAGGTTGATGGTATCGAAGATTGGTACGTTCCTCCGACACTCTATCCAACGCTTCAGGTAAAAAATCAGCAAGTGTTGGACTTTTACTTGAACGAAGATTTTCGTAAAGGCAAAAACTTAGCACTTGATATTTGTGGGACGCCACATAAGCTTGGTGCTGGTGGCATTCACGGAGCACTTAAAAAGTATCACACAGATTGGGCGTATTACTTTGACGTTTCCGGGTACTACAATCTCGTGATGATAAATTACGATTTGCTTCCTCGTTCGATACCTGATGAATACAAAGAGTTCTACACGTACATGTATCACGAGCAACTCAAGCTTAAAAAGACCGACCCGAATAAACGTTGGGTGTATAAGGTGATTTTGCTTTCTGTATTTGGCGCGATGACAAATCAATACTGCAAATTTTATGACCCGAATAGAGGAACTCTCGTTACAATGGTCGGTCAGATGTTTTTAGTCGACTTGCTTGAAAAACTTGACGGAAAAGCAACAATTGTTCAGAGCAACACGGACGGTATTATCGCAAAAGCATTACCCGGTGTTGATGAAGCTGAAATGCGAAGCATTATCGATGAGTGGCAAAATAGAACAGGCTTTGTATTGAAACTCGAAAAAGTTTACGATATTCACCAGCGAGATGTTAACAATTATACGTATCGAACAGAAGATGGTAAAATCAAAGCGTTGGGTGAAGTTTTTAAGCATTATGATGCCTGGGAAAATCCATTTTACGAAGACTCATATCGTGCGAAAGAACCAATTATTATCGAACATGTCGTTGTTGATTATTTTATGTACAATCATTTACCTGAAGAAACAATAGAAATGAATAAACGCCGGCTTCGTATGTTTCAATTTATTTGCAAGAAAAATACATACGATTGGATTGATATTGAAAAACTTAATTTAAGTACGAATGAGATGACGGTTGAACGTCTTGGAAATGTCTGTCGAGCATTTGTGTATAATAACCCCGATGTTCGTTGGACAATATACAAACACAAATCTGATAGTCGAGCCCCAAAAAGTAAATTACAAAATGTTCCAGACAATGTATTTGTTTACAATACTGAAATTTTATCGGAGGCTGCTGTAAATACTGTGATGCAATATATCGACTACGATTATTATGTTTATCGTTCATATCAACGTATTTCTGAATTTTATGATATACCTACTATAAGGGATATAAGAATATGAACAAATCAATTGAAAGACAAATAGCTCAAATTTACAATACAGTATATAATGAAGTCTTTAATAAAAGCAATAGTGCAAAGCTTGCTGGTGGTAGTAAAAAAGAAGTAAGCAATGCGCTTACAAGACTCGAATTATCTCAAAAATATGACGATTTTGCAGCAAAATTTGCACAAGAACTTGCTAAAAAAGGTCTTCGTGGTCAAAAAGGTGTGTGGAGAAAGTATTATGAAACCGCTAAAAAAGCACATTATATAGCATTGCCAAAAACGTGGAATGCATTTGAAGCACAAATTATGACTAATGCAATTTCTCATAATTTCGAAATGATTAAGTCGATTCCACAAAAAATGAAAGAAATTCTTGGGCATAAATATACATCAACATTGATTGAAGAAGTCGCTAAAGGCAAATTACCACGTGGTAGCTTTCAGAAAATGCTTGCTAAACACGGTCATAAACACGCTACACTTATTGCAAGAACTGAAACAGCAAAACTTCAGACGGCAATTCTTGAAAATAGAGCAACATCTCTTGGCAGTGTGGCATACATTTGGCTATCATCGAATGATAAAAGAACTAGACCTTCTCATAGAGCAATGAATGGCGTAATTGTTTTTTGGCGTCCAGACAGTCAGAAACCACTTCTTGATAATATGCGAGGCAATGCTGGGGAGTTTCCTAATTGCAGATGCACACCACAACCAATTGTTGATTTCGATGATTTTACAAAAACACACCATAAAGTGTATGATTATCGATATGATAAAGTCATAACAATGACTAAAAATGATATAATAAATGCTATCGAAAAAGGTAGCTTATAAGGAGATATTATTATGAACAATGAACAAACCAAAGTACAAATTGAAAACCAAGCTTATAGACTTGCTGAAATGGCTGATGCTATGCAAGCGTCTATAGAAAATGCAGAAAAAGTAGCAACAGAACAGGACGCATTAGTTGAAGTTCTTGAAAAATCTGAGTCTGCAGAAAAGTTTAAAGAACTTATTGAAAAATGTAAAGAGCAAATCATAAATATCAGACAGCAAATCAAAGTTCTTATACTTCGTAAGTCTTTGCTTGAACAAGTTGTTGCTGCTTGTAATGAAGATAATGACATAGAAAGAATAATCTCGATGTTGTTAGATGGTCTTGCAGTATTTAATAAGCATACTAAGGAACCTGACAATATAGAAAAAGCCAATTGATTATGACCGAGCTTCAAAGATTACTATACAGAGAATTATATAGAAAAAGCCTTTACGAGTTTGTAAAGGCTTTTTGGTCTGAAGCAGATCCAGCAAAATTAGTCGATGGTGTTTTAGTTCAATTCTATTGTGAGACATTTCAATATATGTGTAGAAAATGGGTACCATATCAAGAAATTGACATACAAATACCACAATCTGATGAAGATACAACTATTATTGATATTCGTCAAAATAAGAAAAACATAAATATTAACGTACCGCCAAGACATTCAAAGTCAATGATTTTCAATGTGCTCGGTCCTGTATGGCTATGGGTAAACAGTCCTATAAAAGCGGCATCTGTTTCACATACAACCGGTCTTGCCGGTGAAATGAATGCAAAACGAATTAAAGTTCTTAACTCAGAGAAGTTTAAATACTTCTTTGGCGATGAGGTATGGCTAGCAACAAATAGTCGTGGCAAACTTGTTGATACTCGTGGTGGAGAACTATATTCAATCGCTCGTGAGTCATTTACTGGTCACGGTGCAGATGTCATTGTAAACGATGACTTGACCAATGCAGAGACTGCAAGAAGAGACAGAGAAGAGATGAATTCTGCTTGGTCATACTATCAAAACACGATGCCTTCTCGTATCAATGACCGTAATAACTACATCATAATGAATATTCAACAAAGACTTGCGCCAAATGACATTACAGGTCATATACTTGCAGACCCAAAACTTGCAGCGCAATACATATTTGTCGTCCTTCCTGCAATATTTAGAAAAAAGACAATATTAGTAATGCCGATTTCTGGAACGACACATACATTCAACATCGGTGATACATTATGGCCAGAACGATTTGGTAACTATGAAGAACTTCGTATTGAAGTTGGTGAAACTGTATTTGAAACGCAATATCTACAAAATCCGATTGCTTCTGATAGAACAGTTATTAAACAATCAATGATAGTTGAAAAGACTAAAGCAGAAGTACCTTCAATAGACGAAGCAGACATTAAATATGCATCACATGACTTCCCTGTAAAAGACAAAGACAGCTCTGACTTCTTAGGTTCTGTTTTAGCATATAGATGTAACGCAACATTGTACATTATCGATTGTTTAGAAAAGAAAATGGCTTTTGTTCGTTCTGTCGAATATGTAAAACAGCTTGATACGCTCTATCCTGGCATTATACAAGTTATAGAAGATAAAGCAAATGGCTCGCCAATTCTGCAACAATTACAAGATGAAGTTGCAGGTATGCAAGCATATCAGCCTGGTACTGCATCAAAAACACAACGACTTGAGTCTGCTTCGTTATATATGGAGTCAAAAAATGTCGTATTCGTTAAAACCGTCTGGAATAAAGTGCTGCAACAGTGGGAGTATTCTGAAAGTATGAAAGCTCTTATTCGTCGATTGTTAGATTTCCCATTTGTTGAACACGACGATATAACAGATGCATTCTCAATGTTGACGTTGTTTGTCTTTATGGACAGACGATATATGGTCTATGGTCGTTCGTTTAATGAAGACAATATACTTAAAGAAGACATAAAATGCAATGCATATACTACATTCTTTAATAAAGAAGGCGACAAATGGAAAGCAGTTGAAATTGGCGTGCAATATGGAATTGAAACAAGATTGGTCATTACAAGAGAAACATTATTTAAAGCATCAATTGACGATGGTCTAGAAAAGCTAAAAGCATTTTCTAAAGCAAATGCATCTGATAATCATTCGAGAGTACTAGTTGATTGCTCTGCAACGGACGCTTTACAAGGAATGTACACAAACAAAGCTTTTGTTGAACGATATGAAATTGAAGATTTTGACAAAAGTGTTGCACAACTAAATCTTGCATTTGCAAAAAATCGAATTCTTATATCAAGAGCCGCAACATTGTTGAAGACAGATATTGAAAACTTTAAGTTTAGCAAATCAAAAGATGATAACGTCAAATATTTGACGTCTAAGGATGGCTTCGTGGCTTGTCTAAGGGCTGCACTATACTATTATAGCGGAATAGTATAAAATTATTACAATTTAATTCTGAGGTTCTAGTTTTAATTCTGGATAACTTTATATAAAAGTAATATAAATTATTAAACCAATATATAAAGTGTCTTAGAATTAAAACTAGAACCTTATTTTTTAAAAAGTTATTCTAAAAGTAAATAAGTTAAACTTTTTTTAAAAATTTTTAAAAAA